CGGATCAGGCCAAGCAGGCCGACCCACCTCAAGAGGGCGCTTTGTCTGTCGGTAGTTTGCCCAGTCAGCCGATTCGATCACCGAGGTGAGGAGCGCAGCGAAACGGTTATGGATACGCACAGCACCAGCGCGCATCTGCTCAGGTGTCCAATTAGCAGAGAGTGAAGGCCGGTTGATTTTGAGTTTATTCTGTGGCATATCTCTCTCGCTTGATCTTTGCAGGATCAGTCGGCTTTGTGGCTTTGGTCGGCTGATCCTGCTTGGTCTTTGTTCACGAGATGCTGTGTCTGCTGTAGCATCGCGATCACCTCTGGCACACCGTCGTCTTTCTTGGTCGTGACCTCGAGCGCCTGCTTATCACCGTATAGATCAGGGCGCAGTTTAGACAAGAGCCACATGAGCGCGCGCGTATCATCCTTGCGCGTAGCAGCTCCTCGGAGCTCTGCCATAATTGAGCCCTCTGCCATATGTCGCGCATCTTCGACCTCGGCTTTAAAGTCGTCGTGCTTGTTCATCCAATCATACACCGTCTGTCGCACGAGCTCTGCACCGACTGCGGCTGCCTCGATGCTGTGACCCTCACTGAGCAGGCGCAGAAAGTTGTCAACCTTGGTCGCGTACTTTGGCGCTCTTGGGCCGGTGGTCGCGCGCGCGCTTGTCGCCTTTGTCGGCTTAATAGATGAGGCTTGCTCGCGAGCTGCGAGCCCTTTGAGATCGTCCTTATTGCTCATTTACAATATCCCTCAAGATCATCTTTAGTGCTCGCCCTGCACCATGCAGAGAGTTTTCATTCAAGCCCCAGCGACGCGCATGATCATTGATGCTAGTGCCATCAAAATCGAGATATACCTCAGCGAGGGTACGCTGTAGATCTGAGGTGCAACGCTTGACCATCTCAGCTTTAATCACTGCGAGGTCGATCTCCCACTCTACATGCATTAAGTCATCAGGCGCAGCGAGGTGCTCGCGCTCGAGCATCGTCGTCACATGGTCATAATCCATGCGACGATGGTCGCGTATATGATTGCATGCCCTGCGCATCATGGTTGATGTGATAGCAGCGTCAAAGTCTTTACTCATGTTGATGAGCTTAACGCCTCGATCGAGCATGTAAACGCATGTCTCTGAGTAGACGTCTTGAGCATCGTCAAACGTGAGCCCATAGCGACGCATCACTACTGAGATCAAAAATCGCTGTAAATCTACCAAGCGCTCACTCATTAGGTGCGCGCGCTGTCTTTCGTCGGTCGTGTCCATTCGTTACTCGCTTATGCTAGGGCCATCTATCCCCGCTCCAAGATGCATCGCCCTGGTTACTGATTGGGCTCCTGCCCTCTGGCTTTGGGCCTATAAACTCCCAAGTGTCAACGATTATGTCAAGGTCTTGCACCTTGGTGCCGTTGCGCTCGTATTGATTCGTCTTGATCTTGCCTGTGACAGCGATGAGCGAACCGACTTGCACATGCTCAAGGATACTCTGCCCTGTCTTGTTAAACGCGACGCAGTTAAACCACATCGTGCTTTTCTCGCCACCCTTAAGGCGCTGATTTACTGCGAGCGAAAATGAGGCGATGTCTTTTGTGTTGCCTCTCGCCTCTGGTGTCTTTCCAACGTTGCCAATTAACCAGACTCGATTCATAGTGTCTCCATTCGTGAAAGCGAACGAGGCGAGCGCATAGCATCACTTATGCGCCCGCCTCCCTCATGACCGCCCTTATTAACACGAGAGGATCGTAAATGATACACGAAAGAATTGCAACGCAGTCTGGCTCGGTGCAGCTCATCGACGTAATGGGCTCGCCCTTGTCGGTGGTGAACAGCGCTCGAGTCTCGATGGGAAAGCAGGCTGATGAGATGAGCGAGGCAGATTGGAGGCTGATCGATTATCTATGGTCGCACGAGCACACCTCACCCTTTCGGCATGTGCAGTTTCAATTCCATGTGCGCGCCCCAGTGTTCGTTTTGCGTCAATGGATGAAGCACCAAGTAGGGTGCGCTTGGAATGAGATCTCAGGCAGGTATGTGCAGTTTGATCATGAGGCTTGGAGCCCGGACGCATGGAGAGCCCAAGCTGATCAGGTCAAGCAGGGCAGTGCCGGGCCGATGGCTGAGGATGATGCGCTGCGAGCCCAGATGATCTACGACCGAGCAATCGAGGCGAGCTTTCGAGCATATGAGGAGCTCTTGAGCGCTGGTGTCTGTAAAGAGCAGGCGCGCGCTTGTCTGCCTCTGTCGCTTATGAGCGAGTGCTTTTGGTCGTGTAGCCTGCACGCGCTGATTCATTTTCTCAAGCTGAGGCTCGACCATCACGCGCAGGTTGAGATCAGGGCTTATGCGAGAGCTGTGCTCGACTCGGTGCTCACTGTAGAGGGTATGCCCAGACTGTTGAGCATCGCGCTGTCTACTTAGCTGCCTTTCTTAAGAGATCGCATCAGTCGCTCATAATCGAGGCGATCTGCTCTCTCTTCTGCGCTCTCGTTTGCGCGCTCGTGTCGCAAGCGTGCATTAATCTTCTCAGCGTTGCGTCTGTACCATGCGCGCCTCGTTGATCTCTTCTCTGCTTTGGTCTTGGGCTTTGGTGGGCTGTATATGTCTTTTGTATACCTGTGGATCGTGACATGTGTGACTTTATGACCCTCGTTGAGCATCTGATGCTCGATGGCGCGCACCGTCAGACCTTGTGCTCTTAACTCTCGAGCGCGCTCGATGATCTCTGGGCTTGTCTTTGTATTGTCAGGCATCATCGCCACCCATTACCAGAGGAGCTCGCGCGACGATCAGGGCCGATCATGCGCACCGGCTTGCCGAACATCTGAGCAAGTCGGCTCTCGGCTGCTGTGTTGCGCTCGCATAGATCATCGAGGATCTGTTTAGGCACGAGATTGCTCGTCATTACGATCGAGAGTTTCTTAGCTGCCCAACGATCATACATGGCTGAGATCATCTCGAGCACTTGAGCCTTGTACCATGCTGTCCAATTCCCACCGCCTCCCATACCTCCAAGTTCATCGAGGCAGAGCAGGTCAACGCGCTCAAGCATCTCATGAAAATCTATGCGCCTGTCTCTGTTAAAGCTCGCTCTGAGGTCAAGCATGTATCCCTCGTGAGTGAGGAACAGCGCGCGCTTGCCATTAAAACAAGCGTGCTTGCCGAGCACATGTAGCATGTAGCTCTTACCGTTGCCCGGCTTGCCGTACATCATCACGCAAGGGCGATCGATCGGATCAGTGCGACCATGTAACCAGTCGAGCACAGCACCGACGCGCTCTGCCTGCTCTGGTGTATCCCACTCGTAATCGCGCAAGAGATGCTTGTGAGCAACGAACGGCAGACGAGCGCGCTCGAGATGCTTGAGCTTTTGTCGAAGAGGGTGACAAGTCGGGCATCGTTTGGCGATGCGCGCTTGACCGGGCTCGCCTTCAACGCTGATCCATCCCTGCTCGCACTCGTCACAGTATGGCAGAGGCGTCGTCGTGAGCACGCCCGAGCTGCTTACCCACTCACTAGCAGGAAAGTTCTCTGCATTGATCTCTCTATAGTTTACCATCCATTAGTCGCTTTCGTCGTGTGATCGGCCCCGGTTGCCCAAGCTCGATCGATCTCTTTCATTCGTTGCTGTTGCTCGATCGTCACTGTGTAGACGTTGCTCGGCTTGGGAGGCGCTGCCGGTGTCGAGATGCTTGGGAGGTGTCCCGAGGCTTGGAGTGTTACCCAATCGATCGCGCTTTGAGGAGCGATGAACTCCTGAGCCATCTTATTAAACAGCTCGTCACCGATCAATAGCGCGTCGCGCACATCGTATCGCTTGTGATGCTTTACTTGCCGGTGCACCTCTTGTCGGTACGCGAGCCGATCATCAATGCGCGAGACATACCAGAGACCGTCGCGCAGCTCCTCGGTGATCGGCTCAAGCTCGTGCTTTGACCAAGCGTCGTCCCAAGCTTTCTCGAGCACCTTCTCAGTCGGCTCCACATCTGAGCAGATTAGTTTTGAGTGTGGGTAGGTGTGAGGCTGATCGTTTGGCACATGCTGCTTGCATCGATCACACCAAACACTCCCCCTCTCATACTCCCAATAGACCTCGCTCGACTCCTCGCGCGCCTCTGGCTCTTGCTCTGCCTCTGTATTGAGAGAAGATTGATCTATATTGATATTATATTGATCTATATTGTTATTGGGTGGCGAAAGTGACACCCCCCCTGTGTCACTTATGACACTACCCCAGTGTCGTTTGTGACACCCCACCTGTGTCACATCTGACACCCCACCTGTGTCGCTTTCGCCACTAGTGTCACTTTCGCCACTAGTGACAGAATTGGTAAAATCTCCACTCTTGTCACCCATGTCATAAACGCCACTAGTGTCACTTTCGCCACTAGTGTCACTTGTGACATAAACAGGGCTGATCTCTGCCGGTGGTGCAGTCTGTGGTCTGTTGTCGAGTATACTTTGGACAAGCTCCACATTCAGCCGAGTATCTGCCTTATGATGTAGGCGAGGCGTGTCAGAGCGCAGCTCAACAAGACGCTCGAGCCATCCTGCTTTCTTGAGTGATGCCAGATGGCGCTTGACCTGTCGCTCGCCTTGGCTTGAGACCTTGGCAATATCGCGAGCGCTGACTTGCCCTGTCCAGGTATGCCAGTCGAGGCGAGTGCATAGCATGATTAGTGTGTACTTCTGCGCAGTGGTTAAAGTCTCATCGAGGCCGATCGCCCGACGCACATCAAACTCTTTCATGAGAGCTCCTCTCGTTGGTGGTGCTCTATATATAAACATTTTGTTTGGCTTGGTCAACTTTAGTTTGTTGGCTGTGTGAAAATATTTGTTGACTTAGTGTGTGAAGCATGGCACAAGGAACCATCACCACATCACAAGGAGCCATCATGAAAGAGCGCCTAAAGAAAGACCTCAAGGTTGGTCGATATAACTTTGGTCACCTAGCAGAGGAGGCCAATGTCAACCGATCTTACTTGAGCCAGATTCTCAACGGATCAACCACACCATCAATTAAGGTCGCAACCTTAATCGCTATGGCAGCCAATCGTCTTACAGGCACAACCACTTACACACCTGATATGTTCATTACTATCGCACAGGAGCTCGACAAATGATCGACGTGCTACTCATCCTCTTTGCCTTTGTGTTCTTACTCGCACTCTGTGGTCTCATCGGTCTCGCGACTGATCGACTCACCCGAGCACCTGAGCCAGAGCGCAAGCCTGATCCCTTCACAAGCCGACACCTCAAGCGTGACGAGATCGCGCACCTCGTGCACCAGATCGCGATCCTCGATGCGATTCACCCGGTCGGCCCTGCCAATTATCACGACTCTACACAAAACGATGTTGAGCAGTTTGTCAGCGATCGCCTCGGTCGTCGATTCACGATGTCAACTAAAGATTGGTTTCATATCGTGCGCGCTTGGCATGTCACACGAGGCCAAACAATTCACGATCGCTGCGAGCGCTTAAAGCTACGCCTCGCCCTCAACATCTAACCAACCCCAACGAATGGAGCAAGACACATGAGCATCTACACCCCAAAGACCCTCGACCAAGCAAAAGAGATTGCATCTCTTATCTCTGACAACCCTCGCGACTGCCTACGCCTGCACGCTGCTTTCGGTGCTCACTTTGCCGGTGATATGGCAGTGACTCAGAACAACGCATACATGCTCAAAGGTAAGCCGAGCCTAAATGCAGATGCCATGTCAGGCGTCGTGCGTCGCTCGGGTCTCTGTCGTTATATGGTGATCACGAGCTGGGATGATACACACTGCACATATGAGTGTGCGCGCACCGATGAGCCCGAGGCGATCAAGCATGTGTTCGTCTACACGATGCAGATGGCAAAGGCGCAGGGTCTGACAAGAAACCGCAACTGGCAACAAATGCCGATGCAGATGCTCAGAGCTCGTGCGCTCACGATGATGCTGCGCGCTGTGTATCCCGATGCAGTCTCAGGCATGTACAGCCC